ATGCATTATTCCAAAGACCCAATAATGCAAACGACCCCAGGCAGCCCATTGGCTGCCCGCGCCCATAGGACACGCTCGCAGGGAGGGAGAGCTTCTCTCCCTTACGAGCTAAAGCCGGATCCGCACTAACTGCGAACTCCCGGTCTGTCATAAGAGTCAGGACGGTCTGGGCAAGCCCAGCCTTCCTTCCCTTCTTCCCGTACAGCTCCTCTAGGAGTATCTCATAGAGTTGCCGAGGAATAAGATCAGTAGCCGACGAAATGTCGATCGATGACCACGAGCCCTTCCGCTTCCCGAACTCAGCCTTGAGTGCATCCATGAGCCGATTTTGACTCATGGTACCATCCCAAGGCAGCTTGTCGAGGACAAGGAAGAGATCATCATGTAGCGGCAGCAGTATACGTTGAGTGAAAATATCAATTATACCGACGGCACGGACCTTACCAGCCGGCTCGGCAAGTAAGTGAACCCGCGACATGATAGGCTCCCTCTGAACACCCCTGTCCTTCTTCAAGGCAGGGTAACCGGAGAGGACCTCCATCATCTCCAACCGTATAAACTTGTCGACCTTAAACAAGGAAGACGCCTCGCGGAGAGCTAGCGAATAACGGCCAGTTCTCGCCCCACTTCCGTAGACCATTCATCCAGGCAAGAGCGTCTGAACCGATATGGTTAACGGCAGGGGCCCCATTCGGGCCTGCCGAAACGGGGGTGAAGTGTTTATAGCGGTCATCCTTTGGTAGGGGACGTACCCCACCAACGGATGGAACCCAGACGTCCCGAAGGAAGAGTCGGAACTCATCCAACAGGGTCTGGACCCCTGGCGTAACAACCAGGGGGGCCGCAGAGATGGTAGAGAGGGCCCTCCCGACATCATAGGGTACAGCAAGTATCTTATAGATGTACATCAGGGAGAGCCAGAAGCGAATGACACGTGGACATCTGCTACGGATAGCATGGCGAGCCTGTAAAGGTAACCATGCCGGTAACCCATGCGCCAAGCGCACAGGGAAACCGTATTCCCACGATATCTTGGGAGTCTTCCCAAGGTACTGTAGTACGAGCAGAGATGAAAATTTCAGCAGAAGAACGACACCTCTCATACCTTTATGCACGTAGTAACGTCGCAAGGTAGAGGCAAAGTGTTGGGAAACTTGACTATTGACAGATCGCAATTCCTTCACATCGGTGAAGTGGGCAGTTAGCGCCACCAGCCGGATTATGAATCCGACAAGAAGATGTTCCGTCATCTTGTCGGGGGAAAGCATAGTCTTCCCCTTAGCTAGGAAC